TATCAAGCAAAAGGTTCAACAGAATCGTTTAAGCTTCTTTTCCGTTTGCTCTACGATACTGAGATTGATATCTCTTTCCCTAAAGAAAAGATCCTTATTGCATCTGATGGACGATGGGTACAACAAACGTCCATCTTTATTGAGATTACCGAAGGTGATCCGTTTGATCTTTTTGCAAACATTATTGAAATCTCTACACCGACGCGAGTTATTGAAGTTGAAGTAGAGCGAATCAAGCGTGTTGACGAAACGATGTATTATGAGATATTCATTACTCGTGATAACAATACTGGTGCAATTGTTACCGGTGCGACAATCGATGCATACGGTGTAAAAGCAACTGTTGTAAACTCATTGAATATCGGTGAGATCATTTCAAAAGGTTCAGGGTTTGAAACTGCACAATACGTTGATATTGTTGAAGGCTCTGGTACAGGTACTAAACTAAAAGTATCTGTTGTAGGAGACGGCGGGACACTCGAATCATTTAAATTTATATCTTTCGGTGTAGATTATTCTTCCGAATTCTATGGGATGATTATCCCACGCGCAGAAGTATCTGGCGGAGTTGATTTTGTTATATCAACGGATCCTGAAGCTGATGCTATTACTTATCCGACACGAGCAATTATAAAGTTCACGGAGTCGGTATTAGCACAGTATCAAGGTGAGTATTCTGCAAATAATGGATTCTTATCTGACGATATATACTTGCAAGACAATAGATTCTATCAGCAGTTCTCATATCTTATTCGTTCGTCACAACAGTTTGACAGCTATAAGAATATATTAGATCAAACTATACATCCAGCCGGTATGGCAGCATTTGGTGCATTTGAGATTAACAACACGTTTGATCTTTCTAGAAACCTTGATGCTCTTCGTAGATACTTTGTTAACCGCTTGGAAGATGTTGTTGATACTACAGATGTTAATAATTGGTTATTAAATAAGCCTGTTTCAGATACTGCAATAACTTCCGAAAATAACGTATATCATTTAACTAAACCAAGGTCAGATATTGCTTCTATTACAGAAGCTGAAATAAAAGAATTTACAAAATCTTTATCTGATAATACTACAATATCTGATGAAATAGCCATACAATTATTTATTATGCGTTTCTTATCAGATACTACATCATTGTCTGATCTTGCTGTATTTAGTTACTCAAAGCGTTCAACAGAAGTTATAAATAGTAATGATTCCGGCGTAATTGAAATGTTAAATGACATTTATGCTGAAAACTATTTTGCTGAAGATTATTCCGAAGGATTAACTTCATTTACCTAGGAGAAAGACGATAATGTTAATGAATGAAACCGTAAGCCCTAAGGGTCAGGTCTCGATTGAGATCTTTAACTCTAAAGGTAATTTAAAGGAAAAGGTACATGTACCTAATCTTGTAGTAACTACTGGTAGGAACTATATTACTTCGCGTATGAATGACACTGCACAAACTGATGTCATGACACATATGGCGGTTGGTTCTGGTACAGATGCTGCAACATTAGCTGACGTTGTGCTTGGTACTGAAATTACTCGTGTTGCTTTGGATTCAGATAATATTGTAGATAACGTAATTACATATGTTGCTACATATGACGCAGGTGTTGGTACTGGAGCAATCACTGAAGCTGGCATCTTTAATGATGCAGGAGCAAACCTTGGTGATTTACTTTGCCGTACAGTATTCCCTGTAGTGAATAAAGCTGTTGATGACTCAATGGTTATTACCTGGACCGTTACAATATCTTAAGAGAATATAATTAATGGCTGCCGTAGTTAGACCAAACTTTCATCATACGATGGCTGAATCGATTTACGAAAAGATTCAGAATAAGTCTGCAAACTATCACTACTATCTTGGTAAAGTTTTGCCTTGGATTGGTGAAGGTTCTATTGCTGATGCACCAACTATTACTAATCACTTTCTAAGTGAAAGCGATTCACGTAGAAATATCGTTGGTATAAAGCAACTGTCAATTAATGATGTTGCTTTTATTACTAGACGTATTGATTGGGAATCTGGTAGCATCTACGATTTATTCGATGACACGTATACTAATCCACAGTCTAGAAACTTTTATGTCATGACTGATGATTTTAATGTGTACAAGTGCATTGAAAATAATAATGGAGGTCCTTCTACGGTAAAGCCTATCGGTACTGATGTTGGTTATACCGGACCATCTGCCGATGGATATGTTTGGAAGTTTATGTACTTCATTCCGCTTTCATTACGGAATAAGTTTTTAACTCCAGCATATATGCCAGTAATTAAAAAAGTTAAGAACCAATACTATTCTGCTGGCACAATTTCAGGATACGTAATTAATGATTCTGGTCAAGATTATGATGAGAATGAAACGTATGCTGTAGTTCAGGGTGATGGTGTCGATGCTGATATTGATTTAGTTATCGAAGACGGTCAAATCACTGGACTTGTTATTAATAATCCCGGTATTGGATATACTACTGCAACACTATCAGTTACAAAAGGTGCTTTGGATCCAGGTGAGGGAGCAGAAATTTCTTTGACGCTTTCTTCTCCTGGCGATTTAGATTCTTTACAGGCAGACGTTGAATCTCTTACTGTTGATGGAGAAATATCTTCTATTGTCGTTACAGCATCAAATAACGGATATACTTCTGCGCCTGTGGTTACAATTACTGGTGACGGTACTGGTGCTGCAGCTACTGCAGTTATAGACGTTAATGGTAGAGTCACTTCAATTACGATGACAAACCGTGGATCTGATTATACTTACGCTAACGCAACAGTGGCGGCCGAGGGTAATATTACTACTACTGCAAGAGCGATCATTTCTCCACAGGGTGGACATGGATTTAATGCACCACGTGAATTGATTGCAGATACATTGGCGTTCTATTCTACATTTGAAAATGAATTAAACCAAGGTATGACTGTCAATAATCAATTTAGACAGTTCGGAATCATAAAAGATATTAATCAGTATGGAGCAAATAGGAAGCATATTAACCTAACTGGTACCGCATGCTTTGCTGTTACTGGAACGTTAGCAGGTGATTCTTTTCCAGAAGATGCTAATGTCCATACTACAGGTGATGCAAAATCTTTACGTATTATATCGTCTGAAGATAACAAACTACTTTTACAATCGACAAATAAAAGTATTCCGGAAGTTGGTGACGTTTTCTATAACGAAGCAGAATCTGCAAACTTTACCGTTGATACGGTACTAGCTCCAACTATCAATAAGTATTCAGGTGAGATATTGTTTATTGATAATCGTTTAGCATTTACGTCTTCTGATGAACAAAGTGTAGTATTTAGAACATTTATAAAATTCTAATTATAAATATTTGGTATAGAGATTTCTTTAGGAATAAGATCAAATGGCAATAAACTTAAACACACCTCCGTATTACGATGACTTTGATAGGACTAAAGGGTTTCATCAGATCTTATTTAAGCCAGGTGTTGCTGTTCAAGCAAGGGAACTAACCCAGCTACAGTCTATCCTGCAAAATCAGATCAAGTCATTTGGCGATAATGTATTCAAGAATGGTGCTTTGATCACAGGTGGTGATCAGTCATTTGACCGGCAATATTGCGCTGTAAAGCTAGCTGCTTCAGCAAATGATTCTGTGTTAGGATTAGTTGACCAAGAAATATTCGGCACAGAATCCGGCATGAAAGCTTTAGTTGTAAACGCAACTCAAGCAACAGACGGTGGTGATCCTCCTACTCTATTTGTAAAATATCTAAACTCTGGTAAAAACAAAGAAAGCGGCGGCTTTTTAGCTAATGAAGTTGTTTACAACAAAAATAAAAGTACACGTGTTACTACAGCTGCATCGGCAGTTAATGCAATCGGTAATGCATATACGATTACTTCTGGAATCATTTATAACAATGGTGACTTTGTTTACTTTGAAGACCAAACGGCTATTCTATCTAAATATACTAAAATCGGTTCAGCTATTGTCGGGTTTGATGTAACTGAATCAATTGTTACTTTTACAGAAGATTCATCTTTGCTTGATCCTGCAGACGGATCATATAACTTCGCTGCACCTGGTGCAGATCGACGTACAGTAACGTTAAATTTAACAAGTCGTCCGTATACTACTTTAGACATTGATGATCCTAACTTTATTGAGGTTGCTAGAATTCAAGCTGGTAAAGTTATCTCTTCAAAGAAAACTACTGAGTATAATATACTTGGAGATGAGCTTGCTCGCCGTACATACGACGAATCTGGCGATTATGTAGTTCGTCCATATGATATTAAAATTAGCGAACACTTACGCACATCATTAAGCGTTAATGATGGTTACTACCTTACAACTGAAGGCGGTGATACAAATAAGTTTATAGCTAAAATTTCTGCAGGTAAAGCTTATGTAAAAGGTTACGAAATAGATAACCTAAAGAATTCTATTATCCCAATGGATAAGGCAAGAGATTCAGCTGCAGTAACATCTGGATCGGTTTATGTTCCATTTGGAAATTATGTAACTGTTACAAATCTTTCCGGTATTCCTGAAAACATTCAAGCATTACCGATTATTGAGCTTCGAGATCAATTTACTGCAACCCCAGGAAGTCCTGCTGGTTCAGTAGTTGGTACTGCTCGTATACGTCATATAGAATTTTTATCTGGAGATCCAGGAACTACTACTGCGCAATATAACATATTCCTCTTTGATATTAAGATGAATTCTGGTTATTCATTTACGAATAATGTCAAGCAGTTCTATTATAACAATGCAACCTATGCTGGTGACTTTACTGTCGATGTTAAACAAACGTTATCACTTTTAAGTGGTACTGTTTCAACTACTAATGCTTCTTCAGCGCTAGTAGGTTCTGGTACTCGCTTTGAAACACAATTAACTCTTGGTGATTACATTAACATTGCTGGTAATACGCATCGAATTACTGATATTATAGATGACTTCTCTGCAACAATCAGTCCTGTTGCATCGGCCGATCTTGCTGGTCAAACTTTTAATATTGTAAAAACAGTAATTAATGATACCGATAAAAACTCATATATCTTTAATATGCCAGTCGATATCGTAAAGACTATCGATCCTACTGGAGCTGCAACAAACTATTCAACGCGTAGATACTATGAAAGATCGTTGACTGCAGGTATTGTTGAGGTAAATGCTGGAGTAAACGAGACATTCTCTTCATACTCTACTGATAATTATCAAATGTATGATGCAGCTGGTAATGCAATCGATTTGACCGGTGCTGTTTCGGCTTCAGTTGGAAATACCGTATTAACTGTAGATATTTCTAGTCAAGGCTATAGCAATGAGACTGTAATCCTTGTTGCTACTATTTCAAAAAATAGTTCCGCAGCAGATAAGAAAAACAAAACTCTAGTTACAAATTCAACTGTAACATTCTTGAACGAAGCTCAAGCGATTGCACAAATACTGTCATTAAGCAAGGCAGATATTTATCGTATAGTTTCTATTAAGATGACAACAGCTGGTGCGTTTGGTGATCCTTCATATAACAGTGATTCTGAAATTGATATCACGAACCGATACACTTTAGATAATGGACAGAAAGCAACATACTATGGCTTAGGATCTTTACGTCTTAAAAATAATTCGGCAGCTCCTACTGCACCAATCAAAATCACATTTGATTACTTTACTCATGGTGCTGGAGACTACTTCTCAGTTGATTCATATGGCGATATCGATTATAAAGATATTCCTACGCTTATCCTTGGTGGTACTGAGTATGTACTACGAGATTGCTTAGACTTCCGTCCACGCATTAATGATGCTGGTACTGGTTTCTCTGGTACTGGTTCTAGCGTTGGCGAATTCCCTGATTTCGAAAACGATATTATCACTTCATACGAATATTACTTACCTCGTATTGATAAGATTGTTCTCAACTCAGAAGGTAGAATTAAAGTTGTAAAAGGTAAGAGTGAATATAATCCTAAAGAGCCTAAGACACCAACTGATTCAATGCCTCTTTATACGTTGAAGCAACAGCCATACGTATTTGACTTATCAAAAGACATTGAAGTACTTAAGATTGATAATCGTAGATTTACAATGCGCCAGATTGGTAAGTTGGAATCACGAATCAAGAATCTAGAATACTATACAAGCCTTAATCAGTTAGAAGTCGATACACAAAATTATCAAATTAAAGATATCGACGGACTAGATCGGTTCAAGAATGGCTTTGTTGTAGACGCATTCCGCGGTCATGGTATCGGTGATGTTTATAATCCAGATTATGGTTGCTCTATTGATTATAATAAGAGCGAGCTTCGACCAATTTGTGCTACACATCCTCTTAAATTAAAAGAAGTTGCACAAACACGCGCAGAGCGGATATCAGCTGGCTATCAATTAACTGGCGATCTATATACTCTTCCTTATACTGAAGAGCGCTTTATTACAAATAACAAAGCAAGTAAAGCCGTTAATGTAAACCCATATAACATTGTATCATTCAAAGGTATTATGACTGGTACACAGTCTGATATATGGTTTGATGAGCGACGCGTTCCAGATGTTTATAGAAACGAAGAAGGTAACTATGATATAGTATTGGCTGAATCACAAGCCAAAGGAACATTTGGTTGTGTCTTTGGTTCTTGGGAAACTATACAATTTGGAATAGAAGGTGGAACTGTAACTGAAAAAACCCGTTCTGGAACAGAATATACAATTCG